CCTAAATATCGAGGCTTAAGGATTTGAACAGCATTATCAAAAATTTCTTTTCCATGAAGAGAAAATTCTAATAATGCATTTGGAAGAATTTGACCATAATGTTTACTAAAATCGACTGATGACCACATAAGGCTAGGCCAAATGGAGTCGATTCTTAGTGGTGCTAAGACCAAATTGTCACGATGGACAAACTTACGCTGTAAAAACTCTAAGTCATTCCAATCGTCAAAATATGGCTGATTATCAGGATCAGTGTAGACAATACGCTTATCCAAAGAGGTAAATACCACATTGAACAATACTTTTGCACCTACCGCAATTGATCTTCTATTAAAGAAAACTTGTGCTGCAGGTGAAACAGAAATAACTCCGTCATCACCAAAAGTCTTTGCTATTACATTGTCTGAGAACTTCAATGTTAAATTTTGTTGTTTACATATAAACTTAAAAATGCTTTTATAAACAAAATGTACCCACATTCCGTTAAGCAAGCACGTAAGCCATTGACCTGATGGGTTTGAACCATCAATGATGTAAACATAATTATTTGCAAAATACACAAAATGTAACAACTTCCAACAAGCAGCACGCAACCTGTTCCATTTCGGAGAACCCTTTTTAAATTGACATAAGCTTTGAAAGTAGGTAAAAACTACATTCCAAAAAGCTTCTACGATAGTTTTGTCGCAGCTCTTGATGTCAAAAAAGATTGGCTTCCATGTGGGTTTCCGAACTTGTGCTTCAAAAACTTTCCATTCAGGAGAAATAGGATTAATACCTACTACTGAATTCGAAAGCATAAAATTTTTATGCATTGCTTGTAAAACAGGCCAAAGTATTGATTTAGACTCTAAAATGTCAATTGGATCAGAAGGATAAAATTCCCGTGGTTCAATATCCAACATTACTGTAAAGCCCTGATTTTCTTTTTCCTTAATAAACTCTGATGGGTCTTCTATATCCCGAAAATTATAAAAGAAATTGTCTCTACCTTTAGCACAGCGATAAATACCTTTTTCATCAACTGAACGCACTTCTTCTTTCAAAGCACGTTCTACTACTGGCAAAATCATCTTGCCTGAACGAGCAATTTCTTTTCTTTGTTCGTAATCAGAACGCAACTCAGGTGAAATGAATCGTGTAGCTGTACAGAACAGTTGTTGTTTGTTAGCCGGAATAAACCCAGAAGGATGAAACCCACGCTTATACATAGGACCTACTGAACTTGTATCATCAAAACCCTTCATATTTTCATTTCCAAAAATGAAATCTTCGAGTTCCAAAGAATTTGGATCAGGTAAATTTGCAAAGTCTTTTAATGGAGCAAAATCCTTAAGCATATTACCTTTATAAATGTAATTTGATATCACATCATTATCAACTAACTTACCTTTTCTATCAAACTTAAAAGTTCGTGAAGCTGTTGGACCGACAAGCGTTGCTGGACGCATACCTAATTGAGGTAAAGGAACATCACAAGGTACATCTGCCAAAGGAGATTGTTTTACTCTCGACTTTGGAGTAAACGATGGTTTTGTCGAAAGTTTGCCTAAATTAATTAAACCTACTTGCTCTTCAAATTCAGGTAACAAATTTTCAAAGATTGCTGGTGGACATTCAGCTGTAAGTTTTAAAAAAGGTGATGCTTTAATATCTTTTTCCACATTTGCA